GCGAACGAGGTGCGTCGCTTTTCTCAGTGCTTTGGTTCCAATATTGCGACGCAGTTTGTGATCCATTTTTTGCAGCCGGTCGTCGAGTTCTTTGATCCCTGTGACTTCAAAGACAAAGGCGTCTTTCCCTTGTCCCATCTGCACGAAACCCGATCGCGGTCGAGGTGTCCAAGCCATCAGTTCTCCTCCTTGCAATACAGCCAGAGTTCTCGCGATCGCGCGTCTTGGTGTTGGACGCTCACGATGTTGAGCGTTCGGCTGCGAGTGAAGTAATCATATTTGACCCGCATCTCTGGCGTCGGGAACTCGTCTTCGTGGGGATAGTGAATAATGATAACCGTGTCGACGATGCCGACCTCTTGCGTCCCCATCTTTGTTTGAGTGCCGCCGCGATCCCATACGTCCGCGCTGCAGTTTCGCACCTCGCTCCATGTCGTCGATTGTTGACCCGCGTCGTCGACGCTGGTCGATCGCTTCTCGATTGTGATGCGTTGCTTCATTCGTCTCATTATGGGTATTGCCCCCACTTGAGCGAATCAATGAGCGACTCATATCCGACAGGTACGACGTTGACTGATCCGTGTGCTGTGACAGATGGAGCGTTAAATAGGTGGCTGACGAGCATCTTGAGCGCAAACTTCGCCACAGGATCGACGCTGGCGACACTTGAGCCGTATCCTGATATATATGTCACCTTTATATCGTCGTAGTGTGCGCGGACTGTGGGGAAGGATTCGCCGTCGTTGAGGACAATCCGGCTCGGTGTGTTGCTCGAATCGACCGAATACTTTGAAGATGACAGGGTTTGCGTCGCGTCGTTGGTGTCGACATAGGTGACACTGGTCACGCTTTGGACGGGTGCTTTAGGCAGTTCGATAATCCCGTTGGTCGGGAAGGTGTCAAAAGATAGGACTCGCGTCTGCGTGATTAGGCTGCGTCTTGTGTCCTGCTCTATGCGTTGCGTGGCGACAGAAATAAGGTCATCAAGTTGCGAATCAAAGTAATTGTCGTCCAGCCCAATATGAAGGCGAATATCCTCCAGATGAATCGGTTTAATGGTAGGAGAAACAGAGCAATAGTCACGGGTTTTTGTCATTGCCATCAGGGGACTTCTTTCGCTTGCGTGCCTTCGGTTTTGGTTTGGGTGCTACAACGGCGAAGCCGCGACTGACTAGGATGTCAGCCAGCGGCTTCGGTACGTCGTAACTTGTCGCAGCGCGATACGCTCGCCATTCTTTTTTAAATTTCAATCGTATCGTCATTCCATAATTCCCCATATCAGGACTAACTTGCTGCTGTGAATAAACCGACCAAAGCACCGGCGTCTGAACCGTCTCCGGCGTCATGCACGTTTATGTCGTATCGGGTTGTACCCTTTACGGCTGTGATGTCGTTTGCCCAGAACGCTTCCTCGGATACGCTGATCTCGACGTCTTCACGATCGCCGATGATGACGCCTTCGTTGAAGTTACCGAAGATCGCCCCGCAAGTGCTAACCGCATCGGCTGGCATCTGGTCGGAGATGTAAACAGGGAACCCGAACAACTGAGGAGCTGCACCAGATGCCATGTCGCTCAAGGTGTTACCACCAGCGGCATAAACAAGATTCTGGATATAGCTCGCCCAAGCAAGTCGACCGATCAACCAAGCAGGCGAAGCGGAGGCGTAGTACTTATCAGGCATAGTCCCGACCAAAGCATTGAGGTCAGCCAGCGCGATATTAGCAAAGCTGGTATCACCTGAACCCATAGTCACCTTAGAAGCGGCTCCCATTGCGTCGAGGATTCCACTTTCTGAACCGTAGGTCGAGGTTCCGTCGCCGTTGATAAGTTCGTTGTCCTCTTGAACAGCGAACGCGTTACCGATTGCGACAGCTAGATCGTCAATGACATTGATGACCGAATCGAAAAGCAACTCGTTCGACGTCTTGGCGATGACTGCACGCTTGACGGCTGCGAGTGCTACCTGTCCCCATGTCTGGTCGCTGGCAGTAATCGCAGCGGCTTCGGCAGGGTAATCGACGGTCAATCCTGCGGTCACTTTTGGAATGTTCATCACGTCGCTGGACATGCCGACAACTTTGCAAAGTTGACGAGATACGCCTGCTCGGTTGCGAACTGCGATAATGGCAGATGACAATTCGTCCGGCACAAGATAACCACCGGCTGAGTTCGTGCCTTCGGTTGCCGTGTTGAGGATTCCGTAGTCGTTGCATAGGCGACTGGCTTCGCTGTCGTTCAAAAACGCAGCTTTGAACCAAAGCCCAGCACGATATGCGTCTTCGTTGCTGTCGAACGCTCGGAGTTTACGGTGCGTCTTTGGCACAGCAGGCATCGAGGTCGAGGCTTGCACTTCGACGGCTGGCTTCTGAGCCAGTGCGATCCGTTGCTTTTCGGCTTCGACTTTTTCCATGCGTGCTTCACGTGGTCGCAGCTTGTTCTCGATTTCTTCGAGGATGGCGTCGATTTCTTCGCCTTCGTCCTCGGTGAGTTCGCGGTTTAGATCTTCGGCGTTAGCGATCACGGCTTGCATTTGTTCCTGCATCTCGACGATGCGTTCTCTGATTTCTTCTAGTGTCATCTGACAATATCCTTCTGTGATTATTTTTATATTTAGGTTTGGTTGTCGCTGTTCTCGCGTCCGCTAATGAGGAGACGACCTGACGCCGACTGGATAAGTGCTAGGCTTATTCTTTGGTTTTAGTTCTTGCTGTTTTTATTGCAACAACGCTCTGCGGCTAGTTTCGCTTTTGCGAGACTTCGACGGACTGCGACCGGCTCAGATGCAGCAACCTCGACAGGCTCAACAGCACGAATCCAGTCGGGAGCGTTGACATAGTTAAACGCTTTAATTGATGCGACGGTTTCCTCTGATGCGTTCACGATCTGGTCAGCGAATCCAAAGTTCACAGCCTCGGCAGCGGTGAACCAAGTCTCCTCGTCCATCATCAGCCCGATCGCATCGCGGTCGATGCCCGATCTGGTTTCGTAAACTGTGACGATCGTCTCGCGTATTTTGTCGAGTACGTTGGCAAGGTCACGCAAATCGTCAGCACCGCCGACAGCCGCAGGCGTCCAAGGATTATGAATCATCATTAACGCGTTGCTGCTCATGTGAATCTCAGACCCAGCCATCGCGATCACGCTGGCAACTGAGGCAGCGATTCCGTCAATGTAAACGATGACCCTATTTCCGGTTGTCGTTTTCCATGATTCCAGAAGCGAGTAGATCGCCTGACCCTCGAAGACATCACCGCCGCCGCTATTGATCCGCAGCTCAAGGTCGCCGTCGGTCGCTTCGTCGAGTGCTAGTCGCATATAATTCGAGTCAATATCGTATCCAACAGTTCCATATAAATATATTTTACTCGCCATCAGCTTTTCTCCATTATTCTATTGATGATGTCATCGGCTCGGACGTCCCACGTTGAGACTTCCGCGACGATCTTGGTTTCTAGTTCTTCGGGTTTGCACTCGCAAGCGTTGAGCAATCTGTCGATCGAGTCCATGATGTGCGTCTGCGTGAGTTCGTGAACGTCACAACCCTCAGCGAATCCGGCAGCCTGTGCAGTCGTCACGCAAGGACGCAAAGCCTCCTCGACCTTTTCTCCGAATGTGTCATAAAACAATTCGAGCCAACTGATAAAGTTCGCTTCGCGGTTCGCGGCTTGTTTCGCTTTGGTGACTTCGAGCCGAATCATCCGACCCATGCGATCGGCGAGCAATGCCCGAAGCGACGGCTCCATGTCCGTCCTTGCGGCTGCGTCTTCTGGTACTGGTTCCGGTTGTGGTGAGTCGCCGCTTTTGGTGTTCGGATTAACGAAGCTGTCGCCACCTTCTCGCGCTGGCATATTCTCCAGACGTCGCACCTCGTTCGGACTCAGGAACTCCGAAGCGATCCCGACCTGATAGGCTTGATACCGCTGGAGCAGATCGGCACGCAACAGGCTCGCGGTGATGAACTCAAAACTGAATTGATCGTCTTCGCGTTGTCTTGTCGTGAGCAGCTTGTCGGTCAACTCCTCCTCCCAGTTCACAATCCAATTCATTAAGGTTTGATCGAGATAGGCTTTGTTATATGCTGCAACGCTGGCATACGAGACGCTCGCGGTGTCGTTGAGTTTGTTCGCTGGCAACAGGAACCACGACGCGATCTCTTGACGTTGGAATTGTCGCGACTGGAGCCATTGAGCATTGTCGTTGTTTATGCTCATCACTTTGGCTTCCATGCCTCCAGTGAGTAGCGCAGTCTTGTATGCGTTGTTTGCGCCTGCGTGCATCTCGTTCCATGACGCGAGAAGTTGGTCGGCTTTTTCTTTGTCCATATTGCCAGCGGTTTCAAGGACAACGGACGGTCTGGCGTTATTCTTAAAAAACCGATTGCCATGCTTCTCGGTTGCCAATCCTAGACCGATTGAGTTGCGTCCGTAGGTGATGCAATCGAGTCCCCAGTATCCATTGTTTGAGATGTTCTTAATGTGGATTATGTCGCGATACCTGATCGCAGTCTCCTCGTCGCCTGCCTTGAAGCGAACAAGATAGACGGGTTCATTGTCGATGACGTTAATGCG